TGGAACTTCATCAAGCTCAGCATTCATGTTTTTCTTAAGATCCTTAATTCTCTTGCGTTCTGCTTCTACTTCTTGGAATATTTTTTCTTGCTCCTCTGTCCTCTCTACATCGTGCATACCATCTTTAATTATACCCTTTGCTGTCATTCCAGCATCTCTTAATCTTTGATCAAGTTCATCATGCTTTTTACTAAATGCTTTACCCCCAGTAATCTTATTTCTTATAGCGTTACCTCCAAGTATTATTCCCCCAACACCAGCAGCTATTGCCAATGCTATTAATCCTGGTGGAGATATTAAAAATCCAAGTATAGCACCACCAATACTAACTATTGATGTTGCCAAAGTTGCTAATAATCCAGGCAATGCCATCAAACCAACATTAAAGGCAAGAACTATTCCACCAACAATTCCCAATCCACCTATTATATTAACCCCAATTTCTTTCATCTTATCTTTATCACCAGATTGCCATGCTTCTATAAATTTCATCCCCTTATCAACAATCCATCCAGTAAATAATAAAGCAAAAGCATCCATTAATTTAGATAACATTCCTTTAACAGCGTTTCCAACAGCTTTTACTGGTGCTAATAAAGCCTTTTTACCTATATTTTTAAATTTCTCTAAAGCACCTTCTTCTTTCTTAAGAGAATCCGTTTCTTGTTGTCTAACGGTACGTGCTTCTTTCTCCTTCTGCTGTTTCTTCTCTTCTTCAGAATCATTAACAACTACATTTGACAAAGTAGTAATTGCCTTCTCATTATTTTCAATATATTTTACTATAGCATTACTTCCACCAACATCAGCAGATTGCGTTTTTTTCTTTGTTGAATCTGGTTGTGTTTGAGAACCTCTATTAAAAACTTTTTTCGGATCTATTTTTGTCTTTTTAACATTTAGACCTTTATCTCTCCCACTTTCTTCAATTAATCGTCTTCTATATTCAGGATCTCTCCTTGCCCTAGCAGCATCTGGTTTTGCGTTAGGATCAAAGAACGTACTAGAATTTAATGCCATAGTAATATACTCCTACAAGACATTAAACTTAATATTGATAGTTGAGAAATGTTATATTCCATGTTGTTGTTGATGTTTTAGATTCTCCTCTTCAATATATTGTTCTAAAAGAGCAACATATACATCCTTTTCCCAAGGAATCATATTTTCTATCTCTGTTAAAGAGTATTTATGATGCTGCATTAGGGCAAAATTTAACTTAAAGTATGACGCCAAATCAGTATGGGCCATACCTACCCGAAAAAACTTGCCAATCCCTCCAATAAAACTTCACTTTCGACCTTTGTTTCTGGATTTTTAACTTTAATCGTATGAGATAATTTAGGCATTGTTTCAAAAAACTTCTCAATTTGCTTAAATTGCTTAGAGCTCAATTGTTCGATAAATTCAGTAAGTTCCTTTTTAGTACAATCCGAAGCACTCCAAGATTCCTCGTCATTAAATACTTGATCTATACAAGTAGTAATCATATCAAATGATTGATCAACAGTTATACCATCTTCAACATCAAAATTATTTTGAACAAACTCTGATAATGATGGATATTTCATTCTAATTTTTAAACCATCGTTTAAGTCAATATCAATTTTATGCTCTGGATCAATTTTTACCTTTATTTCATCTAAAGGTATCATTACAGGAACCTGTGTTTTATCATCATCTGGGCAAGTAATTAAAACTTCAACATTTTCACCAACAGATTTACCTCTAATATTCAAAAATAGGTATTCTATGTCAAATGTCGATAATTTATCAACTTTGACTCCTCTTGATGTAATACAATTATTGATTACAGTCTTAATTGCGTGAGTAATCTGTTTTTGGTCTTCAGACTCCATCGCAATAATAAGAAGTTTTTCCTCTTTTACTAAAAAAGGTCTATATCTAATTTTTTTCTTACTCGAAGGTAAAACCAACTCATACGTTGGGGCAGAAATCTTTGGTAAAGGCATAATATGCTGTACAAATCAGTATAGTTATTTATAGTAGTTTTTGCAAATCCTGTGGCGCAAAAAATTACCGGCGTTTTTTTCCGGCGATATTTGGAAAAAAAAGTCGAATTTGCTGGCCAGTTAGAATAATCCTCCGATGAATGGGATCTGATTCAAAGAATTACCTCTCTTAATATTCAAACTATTATCTTTACCAGCCACGTACCTTTCATAACTAAATACACAATTTGCTCTTAAGACATCAGACTGACCGTATGCCACAGGAGTAGATGATAAATTTAAAGGAAAGAATCCTACAAACGAATACTCTATTTCAGTATCATAATCACGATCAAACTTAATAATTTTTACACTATCAGATTTATAACCACTATCACCTCTGGGATATCTCATACGATAGTAGTATGAAGGTGATGATTTAGAAAAGAATGAACTCTTTCTTTCTTCAGACCCACTAGAAATATATTCCATCCAATGTTCTAGAAATTTAATCATCTTATAATCACTATCAACAATAAATTCTAATGATAATTCTGTAAATATTCTTGTATGAGCAAATTTTTCCTGAACACCAGTAAAGTTACCAAATACATCTTTTGTTCCTAAAAGACTACCAGGTATAGAAGCAGAGCTACACAATAAACCAGCTTTTTCTGTAATAAATCTTCTATCAACTCCTCTTTTACGAAGATACTCAAACAAATTTCTCGATAAACCATCAAAAGATACTTGATAATGGTTATTTTGAGCGACTTTGCCGAGGGTGGATTTAAATTCACCTATTTTTTTAGGACGCACCATCTAAATACTTTATGTTTACTTATCTTATAATGTATTTAGATGTCTTATAAAGGAAAATATAAACCAAAGCATCCAAGAAAGTATAAAGGGGATCCAACCAATATAATATACAGATCTCTTTGGGAAAGAAAATTCATGACTTACTGTGATAGTAGTAATAATATATTAGAATGGTGTAGTGAAGAAATAGCTCTCCCATATCGTTCACCAATAGATAACAGAGTCCACAGATATTTTCCAGACTTCTATATAAAAGTTAGAGAATCTACTGGTATAATTAAGAAATATATAATAGAAGTAAAGCCAAAAAAACAAACATTAGAACCCATTCCTCAAAAAAGAAAAACAAAATCATATATCTATGAGGTATATGAATACGCAAAAAACCAAGCAAAATGGGAAGCGGCAAGAGAATTTTGTAAGGATAGAAAATGGGAATTTAAAATTATTACTGAAAATGAATTAGGTATTAAAAAATGAAAGAACTTATCCAAGTTATTGATGTTCTTAATAAAGAAGATCTAAAATTAATTAATGAATATACAGATTGTATAGAGTATGAATCAAATAAAGTCCTTGACAATAAAGGAGGATGTAAGAATCATGAAGCAAGAACAAGTGAGGGACATACTTTGGATGAAAGTAATTCAATTACAAAATTACTTCATCTTAAAATAAACAGAGGTTTAGATGAATATAAAAAAAGGATAATTGAACTACATAATATATTTTCATATTTTCCTACGCCAGGTGGATTTGATACTGATTGTCATAGAGATGGTATAGAAATACTAAGATATTCTGAAGGTCAGGAATATAAATTTCATCATGATACAGGAAAAGTTACTAAGGAAAAAGAATATTTTAGACATATATCAGTTATTCTATATCTAAAAACAGCAACTATGGGAGGAGGAACATCTTTTATACACTCAACACTCAAACCTTTTGCTGGACAAGCAATAATATTCCCAGCTAACTGGTGCTACCCACATGCTGGTGAACCAGTTAAAGAAGGTGTGAAAAAAGTTGCTGTTACTTGGTACTACTCACAACTAAGACCTCCAGTAGAAGAAAAAGAACCATTAACCTTTTTAGGTAAACCAATTCCATCATGACATCAAGCTACCCAACAGACGACAATAGTAATAGAATTCGTGGAGTTATTGATAATTTAATAGGAACAGAAGATTCAGAAGATCTAATGATGAGCCTAATGGAAGCACTTAATAGTAGTGTTACTCCAGTTCCTGATGCAGGTAGATATTATACATTTATATACAGACCCAAAACACCTATGATTCAATATGATGCTCATCCATTAGTAGCAGTGACAGATGTTTACCGTTGGGGATTTCGTGGAATGAATTATCATTGGGGTGAAATGAGACAATATACTTGGAATGAAATCATAGGACAACTATATGAAATATACTCTGATGAACTTTCTGATGCAAGAGAATTACCTTTCGCTAAAATTAGTCTAAATACTTAAAAAAAGGATAAATGGCATTTAAGTATAGATATCCGAATACACAATTAGAAAGAGATAGTGATTTTTTAGAGATTAAAGTCGTTGAATATAAGCCGCCTGGATTTAACCCTGGTAAGGAAGGACAATCATTTGCATTAAGTAATTCTAGTCAATCATTGAAGAAAAATGTTGAAAAACCATTGGGATATATTTTCTTACCAATGCCAGAACAAATTCAAGATACTAATAATGTAGGTTGGGGTGAAGATAGTATTAATGGTATAGCAGCAAGAGGATTTGCTATGGTTCAAGATACAATTGAATCCAATAATATTGCTAAAGGTGTTGGAGATCTTGTAACAAAAACAGGAAAGTCAATAGGTGAGCTTTCCGCTGATGGTTCGGCAATGAATATGGCATCTACATTTTTTGCTTCCAAAGCAGTTAACACTCTTGGTGGAAATACATCTGTTGGTGGACTACTAGCAAGGTCAAGTGGACAAATATTAAATCCAAATAAAGAACTTCTTTTTAGTGGAGTAGAACTAAGAGGGTTTAACTTTGACTTTGGTTTTTATCCTAGAGATGAAAGAGAAGCAGATACTATTAAACAAATTATTAGAACATTTAAAATTAATATGAATGCTAAAAATTCATCTAAGGGAAACTCAAATACTAGTGGATTGTTTATTAAATCACCAAATGTATTTCAATTAAAATATAAATCTGGTGGTAGAGATCATCCGTTTTTACATCAATTCAAACCAATGGCATTGAGAAATATGACAGTAAACTATACTGACAGTGGAACTTATGCTACTTATGATGATGCTACACCAGTTGGAATATCAATGTCATTACAATTTCAAGAACTTAATCCAGTATATGCTGAAGATTATGAAAAAGATAAAGGATTAACAGGAGTAGGTTACTAATGGGTTATTTCAGAGAACTTCCAAATCTAGAATATCAATCACCACTTTCTGATAGAATTTCTAGTTCTTCTTATATAAGAGCAAAGAATTTATTCAGAAGAATGAAAATCCGTGATGATTTACAAAACATTTTTACCATCTTTAACAAATATGAAATTAAAGATGGAGCAAGACCAGATACTGTTGCCGAAGAACTTTATGGAAAATCAACTCTTGATTGGGTTGTAATATTATCTTCTGGTATAACAAATCTAAGAAATGATTGGCCACTATCAAGTAAAGACTTATATGATTTTACTGTCAATAAATATGGATTAGAAAATATTAATGATAACAATCATTATGAAACAAAGGAAATTAAAAACACCAATGGTGATATTATTTTACAAGCAGGTAAAGTAGTAGATTCTAATTATAGTATAAGTTATTATGAAAATGGTACTACTGTTACACCAACAAATTCTAAGACAGTATCAGGAGTTTCTAATTATGAATATGAAGTGAAAGAGAATAAGAAAAAAGAAACAATATATGTATTACGATTTGAATATCTACAACAATTCCTAACAGATATGAGAAATGAGATGACCTATCAAAGATCATCTCAATATGTTAATAACAAATTAATTAAGACTGAAAATACTAGAGTAACGACATAAAAAAAGACCCCCGAAGGGGTCTTTTAGTTTAACTTTCTGCTAGTTTAGCAAAGTATGATAACGTATCATCTTCATCATCATTCACACTTACAGTATCAGTTCCTGTTCCTGCACCAACGGCAGCAGTAACTAATTGTTCTGCGGAACCACGATCATTATCTTCATCAATAACTTCAGGATCTTGACGAACAGTAGTCTTGTTTCCAAGAACATAACCAAGACGCTTCTTCAAATCTTCATAAGACTTGAACTGATCAGCACCAACAAACTCTTGAAGAGAACTTTCTTTCTTCCAGAGTGCTTCTAGTGCATCATCATCATCCAATAATGGAGAAACAGCAGTGAACTCAGAAGAGTCATAGTTTCTGTAACCAGCAACGTTCTTTGCCTTCAACTTGAAGTTAGCACCTTGCCAGAAATC